TGTTCATGAACAACTCCGACACGTCGATGTTCCACTCGCGCCCCGAGGCATCAGCCGCGTATTCCGCGTCCGACGGCTTGCGAATCCACGCGAATGGTCCCTCGACAAGAGTAGTCCCTTGGAGATCCTTGATCATCACGGGACCGATCGCCGTGCCAAAAGCCTCGTCCTCCGCAACGGCAGCGGAGAAAAGATCGTTCGTGGGCGAGCTTTGCGTCAGCGTCACAGTGACCGTGCCGGTCTTGTTGCGATTGCGCACGCGGGTCACGTCACCTTGGGCGCCGATGTGCATCTTGAAAGCGTCCTCGCTGCGGGCGGCCTTGACGAAGGTGCCATCCATGGGCCCGAGGACCTGGATCCCCCGCCATGTCACGATGACCTTCGAGGGATCGTAGTTTTTGAAATCTGACATCGGGCTCCTTTTACACGCTCACGACGCCGGTGATTTCGGTCTTGTTGATGGAACCTGCGAGCGTTCCCGAGAACTTCACGTCAGGCAGCAGGCGTGCGGCTTTGTCGTTGGTGTCCACGTCCGCGACGAGGGGAACCGTGACCGTCGGCGCTGGATCCGAAGCCAAGATCCCCCGGCCTACTGCCCGGCGCAGGGAGCCACGGACTTCGCCCTCGATGACAGATACCCCGTCGTCGGTGTAGGGAACTTTGTCGTTTCGCGCGAGGGCCCCGAAAACGCCCTTTGACATGTCGTCGTCAAGCCAGTCGAGGTCACGTGTAACATCGATGAAGTCTCCATCGGGCGTCTTGCCGTCAAAGGTGATGTTGACCCCAGCGACCGTTTCGTAGCTGTTGGCGTTCTTGTCGGTCAGGTTTGTGCGCTGCGTCGAGGTCAGCGTCACAGCGGGAACCCCGGCCAGCGTCTTGAACTTGAAATTGACCGAGCCCGGCTCGAGCGGCAGGCAGCGCCCGAGCCATGCCGCGCCCAGCATGGCCGCTGGTGAAGGGTGATAGGAGACCTGGAGCGAGCGGGCATAGGCGGAGGTCTTCATGTCCGAGGCCACGTCGGTCCCACCGGAAGCCGCGGTCGTGACGATGATCGAATCATTGCTGTCGGGTGCGTAGATCTTCTTCTGCGTCTCGATCCAAGCCGCCGCAGCCTCGATATACCCCTCGCTGTTGTAGAGTGTGACAAGGCCATACCAGCCGGAGTTCTCCAACTGGATGGCGGCGAGATCATCAGCGAGCGAGGTGCCGCTTCCGGATGGCGCCGCATGCGTCTGCGCGATGAGCAAGTCATCGACCGTCTCGACCTCGATCGAGAACCAGTTCCCCGCGGCAGAACCGGTCACGGAGACGGGAGATGTGGTCCCGGTCGCCGCGAAGTTCTTGCCGGTGACGAGATTCAAGGCGTCCTTGATGGCGGTTGCGATCTCGCCGTCGGTCGCCGAGGAATCGGACGTGATGGATACCGTCGCGTCGGCAAAGCCCTCACCCTTGACGAAGAGCTTATAGGTGTGCGAGTTGCGGACTGAGGCCACCGAGATCTGATAGACCTGTGTCGGCTTATGGGGCGCTCGACCAATGGCGATCTTCTTGGGCCGCGGCTTCTGCGACAACATCGCCTGGGCCGCCCGATACTCCGGAGACGATGTGGCGAAGCTGTCGCCGGCGACCCCGGTTAGGTCCGTATAGAAGCGCAGGCGCTCAGAAAAGCTGGCGTTGTGAGAGAGGATGAGCGGAACGCCGAAACCAGCGCGGGCGACCCCGACGGTGTCCTGCGTGATGGTCAGATCTACGTGGTCGGAAAGTCCCATCGCGTCCTCCGTTTAATGGTCAATCTCCAGTGGGAGTGGGGCAAAAATGGCCTATGTTGCGTCAACTTCGAACTCCTCGTCAGGGTCTGGAATTTGATTGGTGAGCGCGACCTTCTCGATGTAGGTACCGGTCTCGGAGATCTCCTCGGCCAGGTGCAGAGTCAGGTCGACCACGGCTCTCGGCTCGAATAGCCCGCCCACGGTGCCCTCAATCCACTGCACAGGTGAGGCGTTGCCAACGCCGACCCCAGAAGCGACGAGCGCGTCCCGCGTTGTAGGCAGGCGGAGCGATCCCAAGACGCGCGTCAGAATCTCGACGGCACCGGAGTCACCCGTCGGCTGAACGGCAAAGCACTGCAAGGTCAGGGTCCCCGTGCGCATGCCACGGGCGCGGTGGACGATTTCATGGCCTGCGGTGGGGGAAGGATTGTCCTCGACATTGAGCCAGTCCTGCCCGACGCGCTGGACCGAGACGAAGTGCAATGCGATGTAGGGATCGTCGTCAGGGCGTGGCGAGTCCTGGCCGGCCCAAATCACACGTGACACGGAAAGGCCTGAGCCAGCGACCACGGCCGCATGGATGCCGTCTTCAAGTGCTGACCAGTTCATGGCCGCTTCTCCCGCGCCGCGAAGACCCGCCAGTGGTCCTCACCCCAGTGTTGCCAGCGTTGCACCCGGATCACGGTCCAGCTCTCACCGTCGATTGAGATGCGGTCGGGCTCGTAGTCAGGGGTCCTTGTCTTAAGCTCGGTAGCCGAATAGATGACCCTGATCTCCTCGGTGAGTTCGCCCTCCTGCAAAGAGTCCAGCTCGCGCCCCTGGAGCGGCTGCACGCAGGCATCGAGAACGAAGGTGGTGGACGAGCCGGCGGTGTAGCGCCCACGCGTGTAGGCCCCCGCGGCCGTGCGCGTAACCGTATAGGTCCCGGTCGCGAAGTCTGAGATCACATCGTTCAGGCTCACTTGGAACCCTCGATGTCCCAAAAGATCGAGCCAAGCAGCCGTCCCGAGTCGACGCGCGGACGGTCGGAGCCCTTGCGCTTTACCGTCTCGGCTTCGAGGGGCGGGGGAACGCCCTGACCCTCAGTGATGGTCGCCTTGACTTCGGCTGCGCCAACCGCCCCGAGCTGGCCGAGGGCGCTTTGAACACTCTCTTTGCCGTCGATGACCTGCTCCGCCAGGTGCTCGATCGCTCCATCGATGCGCTTGGACTTCTCGACCGCCCGACGAATGAAGCTGCGTTGTGGAATCCCAGCCTTGGGCGCACCGAATTCATGAATGGCTCCAAGCTCTGCCTGCGTGACCCCGGCTCCGCGTTCGGCCTGGGCTTCATCCCCGATGATGCCGACCCGGGTCGAGGCCCTGCCGATCTGAGCCGCCCGACTGACGATGGCCTTCCATCCGAGATCGCGATCTGTGACCTTGCCTGCCACGTCACACCACGAATGGGAGTCGCGCCAGTGAGGAGCGGACGAGGGCTTTGAATTCCTGGCCGAAGGCCGTGGCCTCTAGGCCCGAACCGTCGACCGCCGCTTGGGAGACGGCGTAGGTGCGCTTGAGCCCTCCGGCCTCCTCCGAGGTGATCTGCCCGCCACCGCCCACGCCTCGCTGGAGCATCGTGCCAATGTGGGCGGCGAGGTTGATGCGGGCCAGGCGAAGCTTCGCCGCGTCCTCGCCACCGAAGGCCCCGGGGTCGAGGCTGATATTGACGTGGTCGAGGATGTCCTCTTGCGCGCCGGGGTCGATGGTGTCGAGCTTGGGCGCGAAGGCTACAACGTCATCCCAGATGAGCGCGGCCACACTTACCGGCCGCCTACTAGATGCCTGAGCAGTATCCCACTGCCACAGGGTAGCGGCAGACGACGCCGCCACAGGATGCGGTGGTGTTGATGATGTACTCGAGATTCCGCTGCTCGGCCGGGTGAATCGTGAACTCCTCCGGCACGAGCGCCGCGACAACCTCGGGGTCATACGGATAGGCGCACATGAGATCGTTCGACAGCACGCTGTTCGACACAGCCGCGTCGCAGCGGTACCAAGCGGTAACCGACTCGATGAAGGGCGAGTTCTGCTGAGCGAACTTGAGCGCGGTGACATCCGAACCGTCGCCGAGCCGAATCGAGGCCGCGTAGTTATACTGCTCGATCGGCAGCACGATGCGGAACCGATTGAAGGCGCCCTTGGTGGTTTCGACGAGCTTGTTGCAGAGGCCCATGATGTCGCCGGCGACCTCTTCGGCCGTGGCATTGCGAGCGGCCAAGGTGCCCCAAGTCGTTCCGCCTGCTGCTTTGGTCGAGGGCGTAAACGACGTGGTGCTCGACAGCGTCAGAAGGCCCTTGACGCCGACCGTTGAATCGCCGAGCGAAAGAGAAAGGTCGATCTTCTCCTCGACCGCGCGGCGCGCGCCCATGGCCTTCATGGTCTCAAGCGGCGTGCCCATGCGAACGGCCGCCTTGATGTCGTAAATCGAGTAGCCGTAGGCGGCGCCCAAGGGACGAATAAGCTGTGATGCTTCCTCACCGAACGCCTCGCCGCGCGGCAGATCGTCGCTCATCTGAGCGATCCACTTGGCCTTGCCCACCGTGTCGAACATGCGATAGGTGTAAACCTTGGCCGTTGGATCTACGCCGTCCTGCGTTGGCAAGAGCGAGCGCGCCAGATACTGCGGGTATTTCTTCTCGTAGACGCGCTGGTCGATCGATTCGAGCTCGCGCTTGAAGAAGACCGACTCGGTTGAATCCAGCCTGACGGTTCTGTCGCTCATCGTCATTTCTCCTACAGGTAGCGCCCATGGACGACCATGCGTCCGGCTGGGAGGGTGGTGTCTCCGGTTTCATCCATGGACAGCGACATCACGTCGCCAGCCGCAAAGACGAGGTTCGCGTCCGTCGAGCTCTTGGTGAGCGTCAAGAACGTATTGGCCGTGATGGATCCTTCGGTCGCGCCCCCGTTGATGCCGGTCGCATCGCCGTCGGTATTCCATGCCGCCACCTTCGTCGTTCCGTTCTTGAGCGCGACCTCGAATGAGTTCGTGTTGTCCGTCGCCAATCCGGTGGGATTGATGTACTCGACCTTCTCGACGCGGAACTTACGCAGGCACTTGTGGAACTTGATGGTCGCATCGCCCGTCTCGGCCGGATGGTCGATCGAGATCACCACGAGCTCATGCAGATCGTTATTGGGCCTACGGGGTAGACTCATGGCCTAATCGATCTTGTCCGCGCCGCGGTTGGTCACGTCGAACTCAAGCAGCGCGCGGCCAGCCGCCGTCGTGCTCGTGAGGTACCGTGCCCACGAGGAGATGTCGATGCAGTCCGTGGAATCCGCGGTGTCGCGGAATGCGCCAGCGACCTCGGAGCCTCCAGCGACCGCGCGCACGAGCACGTCGGATGCGGGGGTCACGGCCTCTTCGACCGGCACCCAAATCTTGCCGCGCGTCAGGACCGACAGGACCACGGTCGGCTTAAGTCCCGTCGAGCCGAGCTCGTTGTCCTTCTGGTACGAGTGTGAGTGAACCACGATGCCGATCAGCTTGTCGCTCGTCGCGGCCAGTTTCAGGCAGCCATCGTCACCCGTGCCCTGGGCTACCATGACGCCGAATGGGATCTCGGCACTTGCCTCTTCATTCACATAGGACCGGCAGTCCTTGAGCATCGAGGCATCGCCGAGCATGCCGTCGAAGGCAACGCCCTGCTGAATGGAAACGGAGGTCTGAGGTGCGGCCATGGTCTACTCCTGCTCCTGCGGCTCAAGGCCGCGGTTGCGCGCGATCATCTTTTCGCGGGGGGAACGGGTGTCGATGCGGACCGACGGAGAGGCCGACGTGGTTACGCTCCGCAACTTGTCGAGAGCTCTCTCGCCATCGAGATACTGTTCGACGGCCGTATCAAAGCGGCCCTTGACGTAGGCGTCGCTGGCCTCTTTGAGGTCGGCCGACTTGCCAAGCCGCTCTAAGACCGCGACCATAATCTCGCGATCGGTCAGCGTGTCGAAGCGTGCCACGCCGCCAAGCACGATCGCGGCTCTCGTCTCGAGCTTCGACCGCGATGCCACCGCTTTGCGCAGACGGTCGGGATCTTCGGCGTCGGCGCGGGCCTTCTCGGCCGCTTCAAGATTGGCTTTGAGCGCTCGGATCTCCGACTCCAGGCTCGAGCCGTCCTGCCGGCTCTTCTCCAGCGCTGTGACCTTTTCTTTGAGCGACTCGACCTGGCCGCGGGCTTCATCAGCGGCCGACTTGAACTCGTCGCGCGCCTTCTCGGCGGCATCTGCGCGCGCCTTCTCGGTGGCGAGCTTGGCGACTGCGGCGTCGAGGGCTTCCTTCGTGTTCTCTGCCATCTGTCCTCCTGAGTCGAAGCGCGCACTATCGAGACGGCCGCTCCATGCTTGTTCGAAGCCAGACGCATCCATCCCGAGCGCCTTGGCGCGGGCCAAAATCTTGTGATAGGCGGTCCGCTTCTCGTCGCTGCTTTGAAAGTCCGTCTGACCGAAACGAGACATCGCGGCCCTTACGTGGGCCTCGTTCTCGATCGGAAGCGCACGGCGGGATGGAACGGCAAACGATGCGTCGGAGAGCTTGTTGCGCTCTTCGGCGCCAAGGTCCGAATCGAGCATGACGGCCGCATCCATTCGCACACGCGCCGCTTCTCCGGCTCGAGCCGTATCTACGATGGCGACGTGGTTGCCAACGATCCGACGCTGAATCGCGTCGTAGCGGCCGTATTCAGGATGCACGCCGGGTGTTTTGTCGAGCTCGACCTCGTAGCCACACGACAGAGAGGCCTTGCCGGCTTCCATCTGGCGAATGGTCTCGGCGTCATGGACGACCAGCCGTGCCCGGACGAAGTCGCCATCCTTTTGGACGTTCTCCCCGACGGTGCCGACGCTGTAGCGCTTGGCGTTCTTCGCGTTGATGAGCTCCGGAGGATGATTGTTCGTGACCGGAGTAAGTGCGAAAGAATCCAGCGCGTCCTTGCGGAATACCTCGTCGGGGAGCCTCAATTCACGGCGTTCGGTCCCGTCGGGATTGCGATAGGAGAAGACGCCGGCTCGTGTAAGGAGGCCTTCCGCCACGAGCCGGCCATCGGCCGTGCGTTTCGGGGGTCTGAGCTGCCCGATGTCGATCCGAAACTCCATGACTTCGCCAATTCCATGGTCACGGACGGGTTTGGGGTGGGCAAAAAACGCCGGCTATTCTTCGCTGCGCAGTGCTACCTGTAGATCTTCCAAGTAGGGATCTGCGTTGCACCGACAGTTTATCGGTTCTCCTGGGAGCTCGCCGTCCGGCGGGTCGTCATAGGAGTAGACCCCGCCGTCCCTGTCATCATGTTCTGGCCTCACTCGCTCGTCCTGAACCGTGCGCCATACAAACTTTTCAATCCCGACCTCTTGCTGTCTATCGGCATTGATCTGACCGTAAAGCTTGCCGACTTGATCGCGAGCGATGAGGTCGGCGCGGTTCTCGGCGATATCTAAACGCCCTTGGAGTTGCTCCGATAGGGTCTCCCATCGCGTACCTTCGGTGACCGCACGCGTGGCTGCTTTGGCCACCTCGCGCATGTATCCCTCTGACATATCGGTGATGAGGGCCGCGTTCTCGTGGGCGAAGGCCTCAATTCGCTGAGCTAGCCGTGCGTCGCGGAACGTGAGGTCGATGCCCAGTGCGGCTCTTATCTGTCGCGCAAGTTGCGCGCGCTGAAAGATCGAAACTGCGCCGGCAATTCGAACCGCCAAAGCTTCCAGCCTAGCGGTGCCGAGCTTCTCGCGTCGCATTTCTTCTACCGCTTGGTCGACAAGCTCGGAGACCCGCTTGCTTTCGCCCTTATCCATTCGTGCAAGCTCACGCTCCGACTGCAAAAGCAGGTGAGGCAACTCAGAAAAGAGCGGGCCGAGCAGGTGCCTAGAGAACTGGACGATGGCATGCAGGGAACGCGCATACCCTGCAGCCAATGCGATGGGATGCTGCTGCTTGGGCATTCTCCGACGCTGGCCGCGAATGCCGATCTGGGCCAGTATCTTCGCGTGGGAGAGAGTGCGTCTGGCCCGGAGGTTCACAGCTTCACGTCGAGCAAGCCATTGGGATTCGTACTCGATCCGGAATATGTGATCGTCAGTTGCTCTGTCCAAAGCAGGCCCGTAGCTCCGTCGTGGGCTTGGGCGTGAGCCTTGGTGTCATAAACTTCCTTGACGGCGCTCGTCTGCCGGCCGCTGCCGTCGAACACTGGAACGGTCCAAGTGTAGATGCGCCGGTGTGCGAGTTGGACCTCGGCTATGATTCCGGACCTGGCCGCCGCGATGTCCGCGCTCACACTCGCGCCGGCCGGGGTGCCGAGCTTAGTGTCAATATCGTCAAGCGTCTTGGCGATGACTTCTACCGCGCCACGAAATACTTCATTCGACCCCTGGTCAATCGCATCGACGTTGTAGCGGAGAAATCCGACGGTATTTGTGTCTGTCGTGGAGAGCAGGAGGTCGTATTCTCCCGGCATGTGCGTCGCGTCGATCTCAAACCAGTCGGTATTTTGCAGGGTCTTGAGGGCCGCGCTCCCGTTCTGCTTTTGGATGTAGACAACAGGCTGGTCGTAGGTAACTCCGGTGAGTCCTTCTCCGGACTCCGTGAACAGAGTCACACTCACCCGCCGCGCGATACTCTGTCTGACCTGGTCCATCTATCGCCTCACGGGTACTCGTTGTAGGCAGCGTCCGCGAGCTCGCGCGCGCGATCCCAGATGCGCGAACGGTCGAACGCAGAGATCAAATTGCCGTTGATGCCGGCGGACTCCAGGAATTGTCCTGAGCCCGTGCCACAAGCCACCGCAGCCTCGATGCCGACGCGAAGATGACGGTTCTGCGC